GAAATGGTAGACATGGCGGTATAAACAGCGGTAGACTACTTATCAAACCGAGCTCAAACTACAGTGAACACTGACCACATTCAGTCATTGCGAACAGCAAGGCGTTTCAGGTCACAACCTGGATGGTGTTTCCAAGGCTGGCCTCCCGCGTTCTGCGCTGACATCCTGTCCGTTACCACGAAGTGAACTGGGAAGATCCGTTCATCATCCCACCCAACTGATTACTGCATAGCGTTTAACAGCCGTATGTATCAGCCATACCGGATGTGAGGCCGTAGCGCCACACCAAGTGCACTCTAATTTTAACCTGTTAAGTACTAGAACAGGAACTGGGCTATACCAGCTAATATCAACTCGTTCCACACCCGAAGGGCCCAAAATGCGGAAATTTTCCGTAGTATTTTTAGTGGAACTGGGCATCGAACGTTTAAAAAATGCACTTTGGACCTGCTGTGTCGCGATCACACAGCAAATCAAAATATGGGCTACTAATAACATCGCCTAACTGCAAAGTGGCGAGCTGCTTCTCAAACCAATCTTGCATCTCCTGACGCCAACCATAAATCATATCCAAATCATGGTCAACGTTGAAACTATGTGCATAACGTTCATTACAAGTCATTTTTAAGGGGGTCAACAGGTAGCGCTTCATAAGCCGCGCGTCCCGTTGGCTAATTGGCTCATCTCCAACTAGCTGCAGCAAACGATCAATTGCTGCTCGAATGGGTGGCAAAAAATGCGAAGTCTTAATCAACCCAAGACAAATTCCTCGCATCATAACCCTAGGATCAACATCAGGTGGATTAACTACAACACCCAACTTTGCCAAAACTCTTCCAACCTTAGGTGCAAAAGTATAAACAGGCGTGCTCTGATTGTCAAGTTCATAAAAACGACAAGAGCAAAACTCAAGTTCAGCAAAACAATTCCTATATGTGGCGACGGCTTCGAAACCCATCATCGCCATACCCAACCCCCAGGGGTAACGACGGCCCATATGGACCATAGCATTATCGTCGCCCTGCAAAGCCATTTTGATCTCAAGCATCAAATCCAAATTTTGGCGACAATACGCAAGAAAACTAACAACTCGCGAAGTTTCATCAAGCCAATGGAACTTATAAAACAGATAAAGATGCGTAAGACCGTTAAGTATGGAGTTAAACAAAGACGTATAAGGGTCACCACTCTTACGAGTACCGTCAATTGAATAAGACCAACCATGAGTGGTATCGCCATGCGTAGCAATATTAGCGCGCATAAGTTGCAAAACAGCGCGCGGAGCTCCAAATTGCTCAGCCAACCAACACTCATATTCACAAAATGGCCGTTTGATGGATGAATCAAACTTACCAATGTCGTCCTCCAAAATGTTCCACCCAAC